TTTTATAGGCCATGGGAGATTCGTCAATATGTTTGACATCTACCGGCGCGGCAATTCCACGCATAGATTGATCAAAATCAGCCATTGTGATCAATTTTTTAGCTTGAGTTCTTGACATCACGCGCCCGGCACCATGAGAAGAAGAATTCATAGACTCTGGATTACCTTTACCGATAGTAATAAATGAACCGTCGCGCATATTACCAGGGATAACACCAAACATTCCTGCGTCGGCATGAGTTGCGCCTTTACGATGTATCCAGCGATCGCCAACTTGTTCAGCATGATTATGATTGCGATTAATAAACTGTAAAACAGGTATTTTTGATTGCAATACATTTGACAAAATTGAAATTACGCATTCAGACATTAATTGTCGATTGAGCAAGGCGAATCGTAAACACCATTCGAGATCGGTGATATAATTAACACCTAACTGCGTATCAACGCTTAGTGCGCTGGCAGTTTCGTCCTTTCGACCATCACAATATTGTACGGCGGCAAGATGCATATATTTAGTTGCGACGGCATGACCGATAGAACGCGAACCGGAATGAATAATGATCCACGTTTTCCCGTCTTTATCGTCGCGACCAACTTCAATAAAGTGATTTCCGCCGCCCAATGTTCCCAAACATTTTGGGCCGTAAGCAACATGCTCAGCCAGAAAATCACTATAGTTATCACCCAATAAAAATTGGGCGTCCGCAGCGATTTTCTCATACTTTAGATTATTTTTGTTAAAACCTACTGGGATTCGTTGCTCAATTGCATATTTAAATGCCTGAGCGATAAATTTTAAATCGCGAGCATCAAAATCTAATTTAGTCGCCGATACGCCGCAGCCGATATCATAGCCAACAAATGACGGATAAATAGTTCCTTCAGTTGCAATAACCGAGCCAATTGGGAGAACATAACCCGTGTGCGCGTCCGGCATTAATGCTCCTTGGACGACATCCGGGAACGCCATGACAGCGTTATATTGCTCGAGTGCTTCAAGTTCTAATATTTCCGCGTAAATTTTTGATTTTTTCATTCTCTTTCACCATTCAGCAATAAAATTGCTTTAGGATAGTAAACAACAGAATCGGAACTGTTCAGGTGAACCTTGTCTCCAGGAGACAAATGAACGGCATTAAATGCATCTGCTGATTCAGATGCCACTTTCATATAGAACAGTTTATTTAAAGATAATGAGAAAACATCACCCGGCGCAAGATCGTTAAAAACCAAGTTATTATTTTCCAATGTCTTAATTTTCATCTTAACTCCTTCATTGAATATATAGTTACGGTGTTATGCGGATGAACAACTTTTAAAAATTGACTTTCACAATAAGGACAAGTACAAAAAGAATCTTCATTGTCATAGCCAAGATTCGGAAAAGTTTTTAGTTTAGCATTGCATTCCGGGCATTTAAATAATAAAAATTTTTCGCCTTTAGATTCCGCTGTAGAAATAAAAGTTTCGTAACGATCTTTTAAATGAGACATTGTTAATCGTCCGCAGTAATTTTCCCATGTTTCATGATTGAATCAACCATCCAATCATAGCCGCAAAATCCGTCACTATGGTTCATTAGCTTATCTTTCTCTTTGTAACCCTCGACGACTTGAACGTCAATTCCTGCTCGCCAGCCGTCGCCAAAATTATAGGAATAATAATCAAGCAATACCTTTCCTTTCGGAAGTTCGCGAGCTACGATATATTTCTTATCCTGACCAGTCCAGCGGCCATTCCATGAATTATTATTCGGCATTGATAACGTAAAAATGGCGTATTTCATGACGACTCCTTAAATTTGAAATTTAACTTGAAATCCGCGCTCAACAAGTTCGAAAATGATTTCTTCGCGATCGTCAATCAAATTGTCCAATTCTTTTTGTAATGAGGACATACGCGCCCTTATCATTTTTATTTCTGTTTCTTTATTCACGAATAAAGATCTTAGACCTGCGTCGGTATATTCTCGAATGTTCATTATCTCCACCTATCATGATCTTTGCATACATATTTATGCTCAAAGTACTGAACGGGAATCATCGCTAAAAATTCGCCTTTAGATCCGTAAATAGTTTGAAAATGCATTACGGACTTTGACTCGTTTGTGATTTGACATTCCTGAATTCTCATTTCTACGGTATCAGCATACCAAAAATATCCGATTAAAATAAACACGATGATAAAAAATAAACATACTAAGGAAAATACTCGATCCGTTGACATTCTGAAATTCATTTCAAATCCTTAAGCCCGGCGAACCGGGCTTAGCAATATCAGAAATATTTTACGGCAACGGGAAATCCCGTAAGGATGTGTCTTTTTGCTGTATCAAGCGATTGGAAAAATCCAAGATGCTTCTTTTTTAGGACGATTCCGTATTCAAACCCTTGATTAAAACTCATAGGTGCGAAATAGATAGCACCTACTTCTTTACCGTCTTCATAAATACCGGTATAATTTTTTACTTCAGTCGTCGGCATGCCGACAGAAAAATGTTTTCCGAAAGTTATCATTTTTATTCAATCCAATTAAGCCCGGTTCGCCGGGCGCGGCAGATTAAAGATATTTATCTCTGAAAGCCTGTAACCAATTTTCTACAGATTGAAACGTGCGGCTGTTAATTGTGTCGATATGTAATTCTTGAAAACGTTCCCAACGATTAACCATAGCTTTAATTCGTTCATCGTTCGCGAAGTAAGGATTGTTCTTAGCGAAAGCAAAACAGCTTTTGTCACCTGCATTATTCAAGATTTCTTTGATTTCCGCCGCCGTATAACTTTTCGTTGCCATTTTCATAATCTCCGTTGTTTCGATGAAGAGATTATGCGCCAATGAACGGATCTTGTAAAGTGTTCATTGGCGAAAAGTTTGTAAAATTGTTTAGTCGGCTGGATGATCGGAAGATGCAGTCTTGGCTTCGGCAACGGAGTTCTGCGTTTTCAAAAATAAAACTTCAGCTTCGATTTCTTGATGCCTTTTCCAATTTTTAGTCGACTGACTATCTCTAGTTTTGTCTATGTCAAAATCCTTTTCACGCATATCAGACCACATTTTATCTCGTTCAATATATAAATATCCTATCCTGTCATTATTAAACAATGACTTGTTAGGAAGATCTAAAACAACTTCAAACCGCTTAATATAAATATAACGAATATCTTTAGGGTAAATTTCGTAAAGCTTGACTCTGAATTCTTGTTCTTTTAAATCAAAATACAAGAAAACATCTACAGTCTGCTTATTGTCGATAATGTAATCAAGATCGTTTGTCATATTAACCTTTATTTTCTAAACAGAGTAAAGTTGCGATATGTTCATCAATTTCTTTCAATCTAATGAAAGTTTCTGCTTGGATAATCTCCTTTGATTTTTTTAACTTTTCAATAATCCGATCAGTGAGAATATTTTTATCAGGTTTATCGAAACTAATTTCTTTTTTAGTTATAAAAAGATAATCTTCATCTTCTTCTCCAAAATTGCAATCCGATGCAGTAAAAGCTTTGTATGTAATATTATAATAAAAATACATCATTTTTATAAATTTAGTGTCATCTTTTACGGTATTCATTATCGGCCTTCCTTATCGTTAACGGATTGAACTTCAGAGATAGATTGACGATATTGGTTATTAATTATTTCATCGAAAGACCGTGCTACGCTTTTTAATGCGCGAACTTTCTTGCTTGTGTTTAACAAAACTAGCATTAAGCTATTAACTTCTCCAAGATCAAGATGAAAATAATTAACAGCCAATAAAGCGTTAATGTCTTCATCGATGCTAGTTACAATACTTTCTACGTCTGATTTCATAAAAATCCTTAATTAAATTTTGGATACGACGTGCCAATCTTACGTAATTCGGTTGGTAAATAACTTTCAGTAAATCCAGTGCTGTCCCAACAAACTTTAACGAAAGGAACGTCCTCGATTATTCCGACTAATTTAACGACGCCTTTTACACAAAGCAAATCAGCCCTACGCGTTACGATGTCATTCTCTTTAAATGGAACCTGTTTCTTTTCTTCGATTTTTATCATTTGTTAATAACTCCGTAAATTTCACAACCTAAAATCCAAAAATCTTTATCGTATTTGTCTCTACCATGATAAAGAATGTTTTCAAATCCGCTGCTATAATCATGATCTGAATAATCTAGCGTTAATATCCCGGAGTAACTAAATGTTCTAAAAAATACTATATCTTTCTTGTCGTACATTTCTTTTTTAGTATATTTGAAATTTAATTTCGGCCCTTCTTTTTCAATACACCACGATTCATAATCGCTATTTTCGGTTAACGCGACTAACTCTTGAGCGTCAATTTCATTATGAAACAGACCTAAAATCATATTGTCCGTTTTATCTTTAACAACAAAGATTATATCTATCACCTCTCCGTCTATTTTTATGTCTTCACTCATTTTAATCTCCTTTAGTTTCCATTCATTATAAACGCCAATGAACAAAAGGCAATAAAAACATCTTAATTTACAAATCTTTTCTTAGGATTTATTCATTAGAGGATCTTAAGATATTTAATGACAAGATTAATCGGTTTATATATGTCAAGAGTTATCTTGTCATTAGCGCGGCGAAACCTTAAAATGAGAGATAATAGTTAAAAAGTGATAAGCGATAAAATATGATGAAAATCAAACTGTTAGACAAGATTTTTTATAAGGAAGTCGTGCCGGAGATCCCTGTCGCGACTGAACTTGACCCGGAGCATGGAAACTATGGCGCTGGTCGACGTGATGAATGGAAAGTGCCTTTCTCAATTGAGGCGTTACAGTTAACGAAAGCTAATGAATTCCCCATTTATGACGAAGCAAAAGAAATTTTAGCCGCCGCGACCGATGCCTCTGAATCGACAGACATCGATGGGAAGGCTATGGACGATGACGGCTATCAAGCTCCCGAACCCATAAATTCTAAATTCAATTCAGAATATACGGTGCCTGAAGGGATCATGCGTTGGTATGCCACTCAATCTTTCATTGGGTATCAAGCATGTGCGATCATAGCCCAGCAATGGCTAGTAAATAAAGCGTGTTCCATGGCCGGAGAAGATGCCGCTAGAAATGGTTGGGACATTAAAGCGGATGATGGCTCGGATCTTGATTCAAAAACTCTTTTTGCGATTCGACATAAAGATATTCAGATGGAAGTAACAAAAAATCTAAAAGAGTTTAATCGTTTTAAAAATATATTCGGGATTCGTGTAGCGATATTTCAAGTTAAAAGCGACGATTCCAGATATTACGAAAAGCCTTTTAATATTGATAGTGTTACGAAAGGCTCTTATTACGGAATATCTCAGGTAGATCCATATTGGATGACTCCAATGCTAACCGCAGATTCTACGGCAGATCCATCAGGACAACATTTTTATGAGCCTGATTACTGGATTATTAGCGGACAGAAATATCACCGATCTCATTTATCTATTGCTATTGGTGATGAAGTTGCCGATATATTGAAGCCGACTTATATTTTTGGCGGAGTTTCGCTAGTCCAAGTTATTTACGAACGTTGTTACGCCGCAGAAAGAACGGCGAACGAAGCGCCATTGCTAGCTATGAATAAACGTATGACTATTATGCATACGGACATGGATCAAGTTATGGCAGACGAAGATTCATTTTTACTTAAAATGCAAAAATGGGTTTTTTATCGTGATAACAATTCAGTAAAAATCGTTGGGTTAAAAGAATCATTAGAACAAATAGATACGAATTTAACAGATCTTGATTCTGTTATCATGAATCAATATCAACTAGTTTCTGCTATTGCAAAAGTTCCAGCAACAAAATTACTTGGCACTTCGCCAAAGGGATTTAATGCGTCCGGTGAATTTGAAATTGTTTCTTATCATGAAGAATTGGAATCAATTCAAAATGGTCCGTATCAAATGATGCTTGATCACCATTATCTTCTAATGGCTAAATCGATGGGTTTAAGTTATGGCCTCACGGTCGTGTGGCAACCCGTAGATTCACTGACCGCAACCCAACGCGCAGCCTTGAACTATCAGAAGGCGCAGACGGGAGAAATTTACGTTAACCTCGGTGTCATTTCCCCCGACGATGAATTCAAACGTGTCAAAAACGATAAATTTAGCGGTTACAATCAGTTAGAAGATAATTCGACGAATGAATCTAACCCGCAGGCAGGCATGACGCCGGAAAATATTGCCGCGCTGGAGAAGGCCGGGGCTGAACAAAAGAAAGGAGAAGCCGCCGTATCAAAAGCTGTTGATCCACAGGCTCCCGAGGCAAATCCAGACGATAATCAGGCGTCGCTACGTGAAAAATCGGGTACAACTCCCCCCACCGATTCTCAGAATTCAAATTTTAATGAACAACGGACGGCTAAAGTAGATGTTAACAAAATCAAGCTTTTACGCGATTACCTCACTCAAATTGACGCTTTACTGGTCCCTGAAGGGCAAGACATAAACCCCGACATAACAGGCCATGGGCGCTCAGTACGGCCTTCAGTGACCGGGATACGCCCTAACGTGTCAGGTATCAGCTCAGTTATCGAGAAAACGCCGCGCGACAAAATGCAACGGATGAAAATCAATGGTATGATTTGTTACGTCGAAAATCCTCGCGATTCAATACGCAAAGGTGAAGGCCAGGACGGTCCATGGTCTATTAAAATGCCGCACCATTACGGTTTTATTGATGGCACAAAAGGCGCTGACGGTGATGAATTGGATTGCTTCATCGGGAGAAATTTAAACTCTAAACGTGTTTTCGTCATAGATCAGTATGACGAAAACGGCAATTTCGATGAGCATAAATGTATGATTGGCTTTAATAATTCCAATGACGCGAAGGATGCGTACCTGCAATCATTTAAACCAGGGTGGAAAGGATTCGGCGGATTAAAAACTTTGTCAGTCAATAATTTTAAACAATTCGCCGCAGGTAATTGCAATACTCCGTTATGCGAAAGGAATATTGCTGAACAAACAACTAACGCGCCGATACCGGGATAACAAATCATGGCATCTAAAATAAAAAGTAGAAAAGATCCCGATCCGGTTGGAACCGGTAAGCCTATCACTCCATCACGCGCTATTATTTCATGGTATAATGCGCAATTGGAAATGGTAACGAATGCCATGATTGAAGATTATCGGCACGAATTAGGGCATTTATTTCAAGATCCGCGCGTCAGAAAATTTTACGGCATGGACGTTTCTATAAATTCTTTATTTGATCGTATTTTAAAAGAATTAGACAAAAAATGGTTTAATGTTTTTAACGGTTTTGCAAAAACAACTTCTAAAGATTTTATTGGAAAAATAGACACAAGCGCGACAAATTCAACGTTATATAGTTTAAAAGTTGCCGGAATTAAACTTCCAAAAGCAGAATATAAAAGTTCTGTAATGAATACACTTGGTGCAGCTACTGATTTTAATCATACATTGATTACTAATATTTCCGAAGACATCCACGAAAAAATTTACAATTCAATAATGTTATCTTTAACTTCTCCTAATCCCGAAGAGCAAGGAATGACTGGAATCGAAAATACATTAAAATCAGTTGGTGGATTTTCTAAAAAAAGAATTGCGTTAATTACTGAAGATCAAACTAGTAAATTATATAGCGCTTTAAGTGACGAAAGAATGAGAGAAAATAACGTAGATGAATT